GTTCATCGGCTGGGAGAAAACTAAGCATCCAGAAACTCGTGGTAAGAAAGAGAGAACCTTCGTTGAAGTTGTCTAACTGCGATCGCATAGATTTTATCGAAGCTATCACTGATGATAAAGCTGATAGATTCGCCAAGACTTTTGTTGCTAAGGCTGATATTACATCAGGTGCTTGGTTGAATTGTATTGGAGCTTATAGTGATGATGGTGAGTTGATGGCTGCTATCATCACCACTATCTCTAAACGTGCGCCTCATGTTGCAAACCTTCAACTGCTTCATACATTTGCTAAACATAGAGGTAAGGGAGCAGCCAAGATTCTATGTGAAGAATCTTTGAAGAGAGTTAAGAGCAAAGGTGCTCAATATTTCAGAGTATCATCTGAACCTGATGCTGTTGGATTCTATACAAAGATTGGCTTCAAGTTCTGGGGTAAACAAAAGTCTGGTTGTCAGTTAAGTATCTTCCGTATTGATGGTGATACATATGCTGAAGGCGATTATGATTACACAGACCAAATGATCAACAATGCCATTCACAAGAAGGGTAAAGGTGGGTGTGTTGAGATATTCGATCTTGCAAACAACCAGAAACCGCTAGACTTAGAGGCTTTACTTACAACAAATAATACGGTATAATATATTATGGATTACCGATTAAAAGAGAATCGTAGAGAAGCCTTTATCCGCTGGTATGCATGGTCATTAAAATACGATGACTGTGACCCAGCGGTTTGGGCTACAAACTATCTACATAAACGCTACGAACACAACGACGAAGAACGTATTTGGTTTGCTTGGTTATATGGCAACACATATCAACTACCAACCGCATGGGTATTGAAAAACGAATTCCCTGACTTTGAGTTAGCAACAGTAGATCGTATCGCTCAGTGGAATACTACCAACTACAAACGTCTACGTTATCAAACCGACACGAAATGGAACAAGGGTCACTTGCCTTCTATGTTCGAATCATATCAGAAATTTATTGGAAATAGGAGTCAACGTGAAACACTCGAATCGTTCTACGTGGGTAATGAGGAAGAAAACTTTGATGCGTTGTGGGGTGTACTTAAAGGCAGCTTGCACAAGTTTGGTCGTTATTCCACTTGGTTTTATCTTCAGCATCTTAAGCATACTGCTGGCATACTTGTTAATCCTACTAGCCTTATGCTTGACGATTATGATGGTTCCCGTTCTCATCGTAATGGACTTCTTCTCGCCCTTGGGAAAGACGACGATTATGATAGAAGATTATCTGGAACTGAGTATGTGGCTCTTGAATCAGAAGCTAGTTCTATCTTACGAGAAATGGAACAACGATATCCCGAGTTGAATGGTCAAATTGATTTCTTCACTATGGAAACTTGCTTATGTTCTTTCAAGAAAATCTTTAGAGCAAAGCATGGTCGGTATCTAGGATATTACCTCGACCGACAAGCTGAAGAGATTCAAATGGCTGAAGGTGACGGATGGTATGGTATTGATTGGAATGTTATGTGGCAAGCACGTAATGAAACTATTGACCTTCGCCTAGACCACAAGAATGGAATCAACAAAGAAAAGTTTACTTATTTCCTAAACTCAGGTAAAATAGAAAACTTAGTATGGATGTTTAATGATGAAGAAGTACCCTTAGTTGGGTTGGAGAACTTTTTATGAATGATGAAAAAGAAGCAATTGATGAATTAGTTACCACTCTTATGGCTACTAATGCAGGAAACTTTTTAGCAGGTATCGGTTTGAATGGTGGTACTATTGCAGCAACAACTGCTCAAACACCTTTACCGAAGTTAGAACAACCTGTTGATGATATCATGGAACAGTATTCCATGAACAGATTCGCAGTTGACCATAAGGTTACTGCAGCTGAACTATTGAAGCTACAAGAAACTGCTCCTGATTACGCTGGTGAAATTAAAGAGAATATCGCCAAGAATCTAGCCCGTGATATTTCTAAGAAGGTAACTTTCAAAAAGAAATTCGATAAAGATACTGACGTTCACCACTTCATTGGTCGCGTATGGGTATTCACTGATGAAGAACTCAAGGCGATTCTGGAGACTAGATAATGTTTATCGACAAGATTAAAGCTAATGATGAGGTCACAATTACCATGGTAACAAATCCAAAGAAAGTTCGTAAACTAATCGCGGTTGGTGGTTCTCCAGGAACAGGTAAAACTACATTGTTCCGTAAGTATATGGAAGGTAAGAACTTTCAACCTATCGAACCAGCCAAGCTAGTTTCCGCTATGTATAACCAAGAGCGCGATTTGTATGTTCTTGGTAAGTACGAAGCTGGTGAAGTCTTCGCTGGTACTGACCGTTTATCTATGGCTGTTCAACCACCTATGCAGGAATGGATTGCTTCTCACAACTGTAATATCCTTTTTGAAGGTGACCGTATCTTCAATCAGTCATTCCTAGAATTCGCTATGGGGCTTCCTGATACTGAGCTTCATATCGTATTCCTGAATGCACCAAAGGATATTCTAGAACAACGATATAAGGATCGTGGTTCTGACCAATCCGAACAATTCCTAAGAGGGCGAGAAACTAAATATAGTAATCTGCTATCTAACTTTGACTTGATGCCATATATTACTGAGTTTGCGAATACTAACTTAGAAGAACAAGCGAAAGTCTTAGCCTTCCTAGAGGGTCAATTAGGTTAAGGATTAGACTTTCTAGGAGGTTATATGCGTTTCCTAGAAAATTCAGACTTTAACTGGATGGAGTTGTTAAACTTCTACCATCCACCATTTCGCGCAAAATTAAACCCCTCAAAAATCTGGAGAGACCTAGATGAGTATGAAAATGACTCACTAGGTCTCTCCAACTATTTTAAGAAGTGGAGAACTAAGATAGAGTTCAGAGAACCACTTAAAAAGAATTGGGCACTATCTAAATACATCGCCGTTGGAGGCGAGTATGCCCCTGATGAACGCCAATGTTGTATTCAGATATACACTTATGATTTTAATAAACATGAGTTCACAGTAAAATCTTGGAACAAATTCAAGTACCGTGTCATCCAAACACTGATGCACGAGATGATTCACTTCATGCAATACGACCGTCGCTACGATGAGTCTAGCAATTACGTCCTACCACATAAGAAAGTAGGACATTCCCTAAAGGATGCCGAGCGCGCATACCTTTCCGAGTTTGATGAGATACAAGCATATGCCCACTGTGTGTATATGGACATCAAAACAAATCACCCGAACAGAGAAGTAAGTTCTTTCTTAACTATGCCGAAGTTAAAAGAACGCTGCCCTTCAACCACGTTGAAGTATATCCTCAAAACGTTCAACTACGACTCCAGAAACAACAAAGCCATAACTAAGCTATTCCAGCAGGTTATGAAGTGGGATCGCAAGTATAAACTAAATAATGTATAAACACATTGAGGTAAATCTATGGCAGGATTGACGATTAAGGATTTCCGTGGGAAGCACGGAGATACCCGCATTATCGCTCTAATTGAAAAGCTGATCGAAGGACCAAAGTCCCCGTTCACAACAGTCGACGGCAAACAATTACCATTTAATAAAATAACATACCCAGACCCTCGTACTGGGAGATTGACTACAAAGAACGCAGCTGATATTTCAGATTCAGCTGACATCTTCAATTTAATTAAAGCTAGTTCTGTTACAGCTAAAAATATTCAACTATCATATGAGCGTAATGGTAGAGTTACATCGCTTGTACCGTTAAGTGATATCATGAAGTCTGAAGAATTTGGCGGCAGAGCCAATCGCGGGGATATGGCTGAACTGATTTTCTCTGCAGCTATTGTATGTCGTTTCTTAAATAAAAATGACTCAATCGCAGCACCAGATGTAATTGATATGATTAAGCAATTGAATGATACTGATACACGTCAAGTTCTTGGTCCAATGAAATCACCGAACAAAGAACCAAAGGTTGTTGATGATTTATATTGGGAAATCAATTCAGCGTTGATCAATATTAAAGCTATTAAAAACCCGCGACATTTTAAGAACCTTAAAAATATCATCGACTCCAGCGTTAAGTATGCCAACTCGGCGGTCGTTTCTAATAACGCTAAGAAGTATTATAATAATAGTCTGTATAACCAAATCAACATTAAGGCTGTTGGTACAGTTGCGCAAAATGATACTAAGGTTGACGTGTATGTTGAGATTGACGGTCAGAAGATAGACATCAATGTTTCTTTGAAGGCAGCTGGCACTAAACAATTTGGTCAAGTTGGTGGCGGCACTATTGAAAAACAAAAAGAATTGTGGGCGGCTCTTGCTGATCTAAAGGTCACGCCAGCCCTTGAAAAGAAATACTTTACTGTTTTAAAATCTGATGGCATTGTCGCAGCTAATTCAGCTGTTTATAATGGTATGTCTGACATATTCAATAGCTTGATGTCAACGAATCCAGATAGAATTTTGGATAGTCTAGCAGATGGTGTTATGTGGTTCGGTACACGTAGAGATAAATCAGTTGATATGGTTCAACTGACTCCGAAGGAAGCTATGATTTATAAGTTTGATAATCTACAGACTTCTCTGAAACTAAAGAACATCAAATTATATGCTAACTTTATTGACAACAAAACTAAACCAGAAGTTAGAATTCAAGACTCTAAAACTGGTAAAATTCTAATCACCGTTAGACTACGTTCAGATAAAGAATACCTAAGAAATGTGATTGAGAAGGGTAAACTCATGACTGAGCTCGTGGGATTAATC